AAGTTTGCACGTAAAGCATTCCCTAAGTATGCCAGATCTATTGTAATGAGTCCAAAGACTCGAAACGTAATGGAAGTTGCTAGTGCAATATATAATGAAGGTTTTAAGAACGTCGTCATGGTTGTTGGCTCCGATAGAGTCAAAGAGTTTGATGCACGACTACATGCTGTAAATGGTAAAAAAGGTAGACACGGTTTCTTCAACTTCCAAAAGATTACTATTGAGAGTGCAGGTGAGAGAGATCCTGAGTCCGATAAAGTAAAAGGTATGTCAGGCACAAAAATGCGTAAGGCTGCAACTGATGGTAACTTCACTGCATTTGCACAAGGCCTTCCAAAAGGTTTGAACAATGCCGATGCAAAGAATGTGTTCAATGCTGTACGTAAAGGCTTAGGTCTAAAAGAAGAAAAGAATTTTAAGAATCATGTCCAGCTTCGAAAGGTTTCTGAAACTCGTGAAGCTTATGTTAAAGGACAACTATTTGATGTTGGTGACATTGTTGTAGTCAAGAATACTGACGAGGTAGCAGAAGTCAAGGTACTTGGCACCAACTATGTTATTGTAGAAAGCTCTGGTAAAACACTTCGTAAGTGGTTAGATTCTGTTGAGCTTTTAGAAAAGAAAAAGAAGGATGATGATGAAGGCAATCAAAGCTCTCCTCAGGATCCTGATATTAAAGATCGCAAGGGCACACAGCCTAAAGCTTACCATAGTGGTATAAAGTCAGTGTCGACGAAGAAGGCGAGAGACGCCCACTTTAAGAAAGGTGCTAAGATGGATGACGATAATCCAGCTGCATATAAACCAGCACCTGGCGACAAGTCTGCAAAAACAAAACCAAGTAAACACACTAAAAAATTCAAGCAAATGTTTGGAGATGACTAATGATTAAATTTTCAGATTACGTTCTTGCCGAGAATAAGGAAGGACTCAAAAAGAAAGCCGAAAAGTCAGGTATGCCGTACAGTATTCTTAAAAAAGTATACGACAGAGGAATGGCTGCTTGGAGAACCGGTCACCGGCCAGGTACTACACCTCAGCAATGGGGAATGGCTCGAGTCAATTCTTTTGTTACTAAGTCATCAGGTACATGGGGTAAAGCCGATAAGGATCTAGCAGCAAAGGTAAGAGGATGAGAAAATTCGAAGACATTAGAGAGGCGAGAGCCATCAACTCCAAGAAGATGGATGCGTATCGAAAGTTTGCAAAAGCAAAAAAGATCGATGATGATAGCATCCGTATGGCTAATGACAATCCTAAGCATGCTGAAACAAAGCGCATGATGAAGGATAGGAATTTTGCAAAGGCTCTTAAAATGTATCAGGCTGCTTCTGAAGCAACCGAGGTACAGGAAAAGAGAAGCAAAGAAGATGATGACGCAGTAAAGGCTTTCCTAAAAAGAGGTGGTAAGATTAAAAAGCTTCCACCGGGTAGAGCACAAGGTGCACACGGTAGAGATGATCCAGGCAAAGGTATGGCCGGTATGTTGGACCGTGGAGACACTAAAAAGTTTGGTACTCGTAAAAAGGTACGATCCATGGGTACTAGACCACCTGGTAGCAGAAGAGAATCTGTCAATGAAGAAATGATGTTCAAAGTTGACGTAGAAGGTATGCCAGAGTTTGTTATGCTTGGTAAATCTCCAGGCGATATCAAAGCTCAACTTCGCAAGATTGTAAAACAACCTTCAATGATTAAAGATGTTGAAAGATTGACAAGAGGTGAAGTAAAGAAGCGTTATAGAGATATGGCTATGAGTGGAGATCCAGAATCAAACATTCGAGATAAGGGTGGCGATTAATGAAAAAGATTAAAGATTTTAGATTGCCAGATGAAGGCACTGATGCTGCAAAAAAGCATGCCGTGGATATGACTCCATTTGAAAAAAGACGTAAAAGAATCGCCGGTTATGAAGAGCAGACAGAAGAAACTGGTGAAGGCCGGATGATGAGAGATCAGCTTGATGTTATTATGGATGCTGCCGATGAGATCTATGACATGGTAGATGATAATGACGATCTTCCTGAATGGTGTCAGAATAAGATTACCAAGGCTAAAGACTACATTGACACGGTGAGAGATTATATGTTCTCACAGGAAAAAGATAACGATGGCGATAAAGACGATGACTAAGTATCTTCATATGTCATATGCGTTTCATATCGTAATCGCACTGTTGTTGGCCGGTTGCTCAGCAATTCCGCCAATGGACAATCCGGATATATCATTCGGAAGAAAGTGTAGTGACAATGGTACTTGGAGTTACGTTTGGATTTATGATGAAGACAAAGGTTTAAACGCAAGCAAAGAGAAGTGCAATGATTAGTTTTAAATGTTTTTCAGAAAAGCTTGACCCTAAAAAACACGATGCTGGAGATTACGTTAAGGATTTTCAAAAGTCCGATGCTCCACAGTTTAAGGGTAAGTCAAAAGAGAAACGTAGAAAGATGGCAATTGCCGCATACCTTGATGCAAAAGACGAAAGTGTAAATGAAGGACCTGGAAAACCAGAGTCATGGGAAGCTGGCTATAAACGTAGAGTTGTAAAGACTACAAAGCCAGAGCATAAGGAAAAAGGTTATAACTGGAGAATCAAAGGTAAAGACAGGCCAGAGATCTCAATAAAACTTTACAAATCAAAGCCGTCACAATCAGAATTTAACAAACAAATGAGAAGGGTTGCAGGACATGAATTCGGTGGATAAATTTAAACAGCACGTTGCCGAAGAGATCGATCGTAAGTGTGAATGCGAAGATCTATACGAAGACCTGCAAATCACAGAGGCTGAATACCAAGGTAAAAAGGTAAAGCTGAATGATCCTATTCGCACAAGTGAAAATCCTAATAAGAAATTCAAAGTGTATACAATGGGACCTAAAGGAAAGGTAGTGGTGGTAAGATTCGGTGATCCAAATATGGAAATCAAAAGAGACGACCCTGATCGTCGTCGTTCGTTCCGGGCACGTCACAATTGCGACAATCCCGGTCCAAAGTACAAAGCAAGATACTGGTCATGTTATCAATGGCGCGGTGGTGCAAAGGTAGATAACTAATGGCAAAGATGTTTAGACCAACTGTTATACATGAACCAATGTACCACAAGACAAGTATTGGTCGTAAAGCATCTTTGTGTAAAATGAATAAACATAAGAGAAGATCGTTTAAACGATACAGAGGACAAGGGAAATAGTATGCCTGAAACATCAGATACCAACGCTTTAAGATTAAACCGTATTGAGGAAAAGCTTGATAAGCTTACCGACGCTATGGTATCAATGGCACGCGCAGAGGAAAAGATAAATGCTTTGAAAGATGATCACGACAAAATGTACGAAAGAATTAATCGATTGTCACAAAAATTAGATGACATCGAGAAGAAAGTGGACGATAATGCTAGAACCGTATCACTTATAAATAAACTTGTATTTGCAGCAGTCATAGCTGCCGTTGGCTCGATTGTGGCCCAATGGATGTAAGGAGAAAACTATGAGAAAATTCATTGCTGAGTTCAGGGCCACTCAGAAAAAGGCTCAAGACGAAGGTAACGCTTTCACTAAAGCATTGATGGCGGCCAGAGAAAAAGGCGATAAAACGTTTACTGTAGCAGGTAAAACGTATAAGTGTGAAGATTATTCACATATCAAAGAAGAAAATGACGAGGTAAAATATCCTCATAAGATGTATGATCCTAAAACCGGTAAAGAGGTTGAGGCTAAAACGCCTGAAGATCATAAAAAATATGCCGACATGGGTTATACACACGAAAAGCCAGAGAAAGCTGATGAAGACGCATCAAACGACAAGTCTGATGACGGTGAAGGTATGGATAAAGTAGATCCTAAAGCCGTTAAGAAAAAGTTTGCTGATCGTAAAGACAAAGATATTGATAACGATGGCGATGTAGATAGCTCAGATAAATATCTGCACAAGCGTCGTAAAGCTATTTCAAAGGCTGGTGATAAAGAAGACGAGCCTAAGAAAAACGGCGGTGAGGACGATGTAAAAATGAATCCTAAGAAGGAATCAACGATTCGTGATCGACTAATGTCTGTTTGGGAAGCTAAACAACCTAATCAATCTGGTGCTAAGGCTGAGCCACAGCATAAGGAAGACGAAGGTGGTATGGCCAAGAAGATGAAGGACGATCATAAGAAAGGCGAAACTGACGATACACATGCAAAGGGTATCGATGATGCAGCCAAGGCCGGACGTGCTGGACCTAACGGAAAGGCTAGAGACAATGACTCTAAGATCGGCGATAAAAATGTTATTAACAAAATTGCAGCAGCATACAAAGGAATGAAAAATGGCGATTAAAGCTCCTGGTTGGTGTAAGGATGCAGTTCCAACTCTACGTGGTTGGGAAGATCCAAACACAGGTGAACTCTTCAAATCTAGTAAACATACACAAGCTCAAATTGATGAATGGCATGGTGGCGGCGCGCCAGAAGTTCTTATCGAAGCAATGCCTGAGCCAGTAGACGATGATGAAGAAGAGTATGAATATTACGATCTCGAATCAATGTCAAAGAAAGAACTAGAAGATCTAGGACGTGACTACGGCATTGAACTGGATCGTAGGAAGAGTAAAGCTGATCTTATCGAAGAACTTGAAGCGGTGATGGACGAAGAATAAACTTGAATATATATTTTTATGATGATATTCAATGAACTCACCGAAGACAATGTTCTTCTTTATGCAGCAAAGCATTATCGTAATCCTCAGTTCTCCGACATCGAAGAATTCCATGAGGATTTGAAAAGATTTAAGTATATCAAAAGATTGCTGAATCGATATCTAGATCAGGGCGAGCTCGCCGAGAGGTTGATACTCAATCATTTGATAGTAGTGTTCAACTCCTTTGGTATTGAGGCCGCCCTGAATATCTTAGAGCTTAAGCTGACTGAAAAACATTGGCCAGTAGTAAAACCATTTTTAGTTTATTTGAAATATATTAGAGATGATCAATATACTGGAATTGCGATGGACCAATCGATTATAGAGGTACTGAGGAAGATTTAATGGGATTAGTTAAAAGAGCGGCAGACCTAGCGTATACTTTTCGCTTCATTCGTATGTTGGTAATGAAGTGGGAAAACTGGGACGCGTATAAAGAAGGGTTGATCGATAAAGATGGCAAACGTATCAAAGACGTCAAAATGGATACCGATGCAAAAAAGTCTTCTTATACTCCCTTTATTCGTCTGTGTGCTAACATTAAACGCCTGCTCAGTAAAATCCCTGGTGGAGGAAGTAAGCTCGGCTCATTCGCCGCTGCTTTGTTTCTCATTAAAGAAAAATACAATCTTACCGACGATTGCCTTCAGAAAGCAATGCATAAAGCAGGAGTAGATGTATTAGATTTCTTGAATGAAGAGAATCAATGGTTTGTATTAGAGGACAGGCAGATGTCACCTGGAATCTATAGAGTCAAAGAAGCTAAGATGTTGAACAGCACTCATGAAGAAATGGTACTGCCAAAGGATCAGATTAAAATACATGATGATTCTTTTCCAGTTGGTGATGTATTTGGTGTGGACATATATGAAGCCACACATATCAAAACAGGACAACAAATTTACGTAACAGCTAGCGAGATTTATAAATGAATAAGAGGATTCCTCGTAAGAAAGGACAGCCTGCTAATTCAAAAAAGCACAGCGATCTTTACACAGACGAGAATCCAAAAGGCACAATCAAAGGCTTGGGTTTCAAAGATGTTGAAACAGCCAAAGCAAGTGTTGCAAAGATAAAGAGCTCAGGTAAAACTCATGCTCATAAAATACAAGCAGCAATTGCAATGGAACAAAGAGCAAGAGTAATGGGCAAAACAGCAGAAGCAGCAGTTTATAGAAAGTACATCAATGCCATGAAAAAGAAAACAAAAGAAATGCAAAAAGAAAGCCTATGGGACAACATTAGAAAGCGCAGAGCTTCCGGCAAAAGAATGCGGAAGAAAGGTGAAAAGGGTGCACCTACAGCTGCAGCAATGAAGAGTGCTCAAGGCGAAGAAGCAACAACAACTGCATCGATTCCTAATCCTGCAGATACACAGATGGGGCCGAGATTTACTACACATAATGTAATGGATCGCAGAAAGAAAAAGAATCCAACATTGCTGAAGAGATTTCGCGAATTATATAATGCTTAAAGTTTATGGTATGATAGCCCTTATGGCTATTTTAGCTGGAATAGGTTATGGTGCAAAATATTATTATGACACCACACAAAATACAATTGCTACACTTCGTGAAAATAATTCAAAACTTGAAGTAGCAGTAAATACAGCACAAGAGAGTGTTAAGACACTACAAGGCGATATGGCTAAGATGTCTGCACTCAACAAATCATTACAACAAGATTTACAAAAAGCCGAAGCTTATGGAGATGAACTTAGAAGAAAGCTAAGTGATCTAGACCTAGTGGTTGAGGCTATGAGAGATTCAAAAGTTTTAGAAGGAAAGATGAATGGCGCTACAGCAAATTTATGGCGCGACTTCATGGGTGACACTGGCGGCAGTAGCGAGCGTCCTCTTCCTGGGTGGCTGCAGCGGGTTCCGCCCGGAGCCGGAGATAAAAGTAGTAACTCAGGTGGAGAAGGTTCAGATACCGGTAGTAGCGAGACCGAAGCCGGTACAACTCAATGATACTCGCGTATTTGTAGTTACTAAAGATAACTACGAGCAATTTGTAAAAGAATTCACCGGCATCTATGGTGATCTAGCATTTGTCGCCCTGAGTATGAAAGACTATGAAAACTTAGCATTGAACATTGCAGACATTCGTAGATACTTAAACCAACAAACAGAAATAATCATTTATTATGAAAAGGCAGTGACGGAGGAAGAAAAACAGGAGACGGAATAATGGACTTCATCATCGATCAACTTGTCACTTGGTGGCAATTCACTATCGTAGGAATTCTAATTATCATAGGATGGATTATCAACAAGCTTGGAGTTGATTGTGAAGAAGAAATTATTGGATTCGAATATGTAGAAATGCCACAGCTTAAGCCGATTAAGATTCCAACAGCAGGCAAAGGTTTTTGGGGTGCAATATGGATGTGGCTTACAGGTACACGTCATTGGATGGTTGCTCAAGACTGGACATTTAAAATAAATGGCGAATGGTATGTTATCCCAGGTGGATTCCAGTTTGATGGAGCATCTATTCCAAAGTTTCTACATACATGGCTATCGCCAACAGGCGTACTTCTTATGGGTGGATTGGTTCATGACTATGCATATAAATATGAAACACTACTAAAGAAAAATAAGAAGTCAACAATGGGTACAATTACTCAGAAACAAGCAGATCAAATCTTTAGAGATATTAACATTGAACAAAATGGATTCCACTTCTTAAACAATCTTGCATATTGGGCTTTACGTGTAGGCGGTTGGCTTGCATGGAATGGTCATCGCAAAGTTGGTGCTAAGATAGATGGTATTAAATAAAGGATAACTAATTATGGATATGAACAAACAATTGGCAAAAGCTGCACGTATGCATGCCGAAGGTGACTTGGAACGTGCAAAAACTAATATCATGGTCTACATGAATCAAAGTGTAGGCATTGGTGAGCATAGTGATATTGTAGAAGCTATTCAAGAAGAGCTTGATAAGATGGCTGCAGCTACTGATAGAATTGAAATGATAGAAAAATATTTTTCTGATTAATGTGTATTTTATGGTTTACAAAAACCCGTAAATAATATATAATACTACCATCAAATAAAAAAGAATTTCAACAACCTCAACCAGGGGCTGCAATGGCTATTACACTCAATTTAAAGAAGGATGACAACCTTACCGATTATGCGGTTGGCATGCTCAAAGATTTTTATCTAAGGGGCGATGAGAAATCGCCACAACATGGTTACGCACGTGCTGCTGAAGCATGGGCGACCTATCAAGGACAAACAGATTGGGACTTAGCCCAACGCCTATATGATTACGTTTCAAATAAGTGGTTTATGTTTGCATCACCGGTGCTTTCAAACGCGCCAAGTAAATCACAACCAGACAAAGGACTACCTATTTCGTGTTTCTTGACATATGTTCCAGATACACTTGAAGGTTTGATTTCTCATTCGTCAGAATTGAGATGGCTTTCTGTGTTTGGTGGTGGAGTAGGTGGACATTGGTCTGACGTAAGAACTGTATCTGACAAAGCGCCAGGACCAATTCCTTTTCTGCATACTGTTGACGCTGATATGATTGCATATCGTCAAGGTAAGACACGTAAAGGATCCTATGCAGCATACATGGATATTTCGCATCCTGACGTTGTTGAATTTCTAAATATGCGTATTCCTACAGGTGATGTACAGCGCAAAGCATTGAACCTACATAATGCAATTAATATTACAGATGACTTTATGGAAGCTGTCATTAATGATAATGATTGGGATCTCAAAGATCCAGCAAACGGTAAGGTATCTGAAACTGTAAATGCACGTAAAATGTGGGAACGTATTATTGAAGTTCGTTTCCGTACAGGTGAACCATATCTTAATTTTATTGACACCGCTAATAAGTATCTACCGCAGGAACTAAAGGATAAAGGACTCAAGATCCATGGATCTAATCTTTGTAATGAAATTCATTTGCCTACGTCCGATGATCGCACTGCTGTCTGTTGTCTCTCTTCTCTTAATCTTGAGCTATACGAAGAGTGGAAGGATTCCAACATTGTCGAAGATCTTATTACGATGTTGGATAATGTC